TACATCAGGTTTAAGTAGATCTTCAGGTTCTTCAGGAACAAGTGGTTCTTCTGGAACAAATGGAACAGATGGTCAATCATCATTAAGTAAATCAAGTGGAACATCTGGATCAAGTGGATCAACTGGTACAAACGGTACAAATGGTGCTAGTGCAAATAGCGGTTCTTCAGGATCAGCTGGTACTTCAGCTACTTCAGGTACAGCAGGTACAAATGGTCTATCACAATTAAGTGGTAGCTCAGGTTCAGCTGGTTCAACTGGTACTTCAGGTACTAATGGCCAATCTGGTTTGAGTAGATCTTCTGGTACATCTGGTAGCTCAGGTAGTACAGGTTCAAACGGTACTTCAGGTGCGGCTGGTAACTCAGGATTGAGTGCAACAGCTGGTTCTTCAGCATCTTCTGGATCAACAGGTACTGCGGGTACAAACGGTTTATCACAATTAAGTGGTAGCGCAGGTTCATCTGGTTCATCCGCAACTTCAGGTACGAGCGGATCAAACGGAACAGCTGGTAATTCAGGATTGTCTCAATTAAGCGGATCAAGCGCTTCTTCAGGTTCTTCAGGAACAAACGGTACAGTTGGTACATCAGGATTGTCAAGATTATCTGGCTCTGCTGGTACTTCAGGTACTTCTGGAACAACTGGTACCGCTGGTACAGACGGTGCATCGGCATTGAGTAGATCTTCAGGGACCTCAGGTTCTTCAGGATCAACAGGTACAAATGGTACTGCGGGTAATTCAGGTAATAGTGGTTTAAGTGGTAGTTCTGGTTCTTCAGCAACTTCAGGTTCTTCAGGAACAAATGGTACTGCGGGTGCTTCAGGATTAAGCTTAAATAGCGGTTCATCAGCGACATCAGGTACAACTGGTACTTCAGGTACAGCTGGCGCTTCAGGTTTATCACAATTAAGTGGTTCATCTGCAACCTCAGGTTCAAATGGTACAAATGGTGTGGCAGGTAACATAGGTGCGTCAGCATTAAGTGGTTCATCTGGATCAACTGGTACAAATGGTACTTCAGGTAATGCTGGTAATAACGGTTTAAGCGCATTAAGTGGCTCATCTGCTTCATCTGGTTCTTCAGGAACAAATGGTACAGTTGGTACATCAGGTTTATCAAGATTGTCTGGTTCTTCAGCAACAGCTGGTACATCAGGTACTTCAGGTACAGATGGTATATCCGCTGCAAGTGATACATCAGGTTCTTCTGGATCAGCTGGTTCAACAGGTACTTCAGGTACAGATGGTGTTTCTGGTTTAAGTAGGTTGTCTGGTTCTTCAGCAACAGCTGGTTCATCAGGTACGTCTGGTACAAACGGTCTTAACGCAACTTCAGGTCAAAGTACTTTTTCTGCGATAAGTGGTTCTTCAGGAACTTCTGGTACAACTGGTACTGCGGGTGTTGCTGGTAATAGTGGTTTATCACAATTGTCGGGTTCTTCAGGTTCTTCAGGAACAACTGGTACAAATGGTACTGCTGGAGCTGCTGGTAATAGTGGTGCCTCTGCAAACTCAGGTTCGTCTGGATCTACAGGTACAAACGGTACTAACGGTAATAATGGTAACAATGCGGTAAGTGGCGCTTCAGGCTCTTCAGGATCTAATGGTACAAACGGTACTGTTGGTTTAATGGCTAACTCAGGTGCTTCTGGTTCCTCAGGGTCATCTGGTTCTTCAGGAACAAATGGTACAAATGGTACATCAGGTTTAAGTAGATTAGCTGGTTCTTCTGCAACTTCAGGTTCTTCTGGTACAACTGGTACTGCGGGTACTGATGGTGCGTCAGGGTTATCAAGAAACTCTGGTTCTTCAGGTACCAGTGGTTCAACTGGTACTTCAGGTACAACTGGTAACTCAGGTTTATCACAATTAAGTGGTTCTTCAGCATCTTCTGGTTCATCTGGATCTACAGGTACGGCTGGTACAAATGGTTTAGCCGTTCCTTCTGGCACAAGTACACTTTCAGGTTCTTCAGGATCATCAGGTACGTTTGGTACAAATGGTGCTGCGGGTAACAACGGATTGAGTGCTAACTCTGGCTCTAGCGGTTCTTCAGGGTCAACTGGTACAAACGGTATAAACGGTGGTAATGGTGCATCAGCATTGAGTGGTTCGTCTGGATCTACAGGTACAAACGGTACCTCAGGTAACAATGGTAACAACGCTGTAAGTGGTGCATCTGGTTCAAGTGGTTCAAACGGTACAAACGGTACAGTCGGTTTAATGGCTAACTCAGGTGCTTCAGGTTCGTCTGGATCAAGTGGTTCTTCAGGAACAAACGGTACGGTTGGTACATCAGGTTTAAGTAGATTAGCTGGTTCTTCTGCAACAGCTGGAACATCAGGTACCTCAGGTACAGATGGTCAATCGGGTTTAAGCAGAAGCTCAGGTTCTTCAGGTTCAGCTGGATCAACTGGTACTTCAGGTACAGATGGTGTTTCAGGTTTATCAAGATTATCTGGTTCTTCTGGATCAAGTGGTTCTTCAGGAACAAATGGTACTATCGGTGTGAATGGTAACAGCGGTAACTCTGGCTTAAGTGGTACAAATGGTTCTACTGGTACTAACGGTAACAATGGCGCTAACGGTAACTCAGGTAATAGTGGTTTATCGGGTTCAAATGGTACAAACGGTACTAACGGTAACAATGGCGCTAACGGTAACTCAGGTAATAGTGGTTCATCTGGATCTACAGGTACGGCTGGTACAAATGGTTTGGTTGTTCCTTCTGGTACAAGTACACTTTCAGGTACATCTGGTTCTTCGGGAACAAATGGTACAAATGGTGCTGCGGGTAACATTGGTGCATCAGCATTGAGTGGTTCGTCTGGATCTACAGGTACAAACGGTACCTCAGGTAATGCTGGTGCTAACGGATTATCGGCAAACTCTGGTTCATCTGGATCTTCTGGATCAACTGGTACTCAGGGTACAAGTGGTAATGATAGAATATCAGGTGCTTCAGGATCAAGTGGTTCTTCAGGTACAAGCGGTACAATAGGTTTAGTTGCTAACTCAGGAGCCTCTGGTTCATCTGGTTCTTCAGGGTCTAATGGTACAAACGGTGCTGCGGGTAACATAGGTGCGTCAGCATTAAGTGGCTCATCTGGATCAACTGGTACAAATGGTACTTCAGGTAATGCTGGTAACATTGGTGCTTCTGCAAACTCTGGCTCTTCTGGTTCTTCAGGATCAAGCGGTACAAATGGTACTGTGGGTGCTAATGCATTAAGCGCAGGTTTTGGCGTAACACAGGCAAGTGGTACATCAGGTAGTTCAGGATCAACTGGTACAAACGGTACTGTTGGTAATAATGGTAACGCTGGGGCTAGTGGTTTATCTCGTACTTCTGGTTCTTCAGGATCAACTGGTACAAACGGTACGTCTGGTAACAACGGTAACTCAGGTATTAGTGGTTTATCAGGTTCTTCTGCAACAGGTGGTACAACTGGTACTGGTGGTGTATCGGGTCTTTCTCGTACAGCTGGTTCTTCTGGTACTTCAGCAACAGCTGGTACTTCAGGTACATCAGGTGCTGGTACATCAGGTGTTGGTGCTAACGGTACTTCGGGTGCTAACGGATCTTCTGGTACTTCAGGTACATCTGGTACTTCAGGTGCTGGCGGTACGGCTGGTACTGGTAGATTGTCAGCTTCTTCAGGTACATCTGGTACAAATGGTACATCTGGTGCAAATGGTACAAATGGTACCGCTGGAGCTGCTGGTAACTCAGGTGCAAATGGAGCTGGTGGTACTTCAGGTATTAATGGTTCAAACGGTACATCAGGTGTTGCTGGAACAAGTGGACAATCAATTAGCGGTACATCAGGTATCAGCGGTGGTTCATTCACAAACCAACCTGACTACTTAGTTAGAACTGTGAGTACAACACAAGTACAAAGCGTTAGCTTCTTGAAAGCGGATATAGCTAATACAAGATTAGGTATTAACAACGCTACTCCAGCATATACATTAGATGTTACTGGTACTATCTACGCATCTGCTGATGTTATTGCATACTCAGATCAAAGAGTTAAGGACAATGTTGTTACAATTAGTGATGCCTTAAATAAAGTAAGAAATATGAGAGGTGTTAACTATACAAGAAATGATATTGAAGATAAATCTTTGAAAATGGGTGTTATTGCACAGGAAGTTCAAAAAGTTGTCCCAGAAGTTATCTCGACAAGGGAATCCGATGGACACTTAGCGGTAGCTTACTCAAACTTGGTTGGTTTACTTATCGAGGCGATAAAAGATCTTGATAAAGAGATCCAAGATTTAAAGAAATAATAAAATAAGAAAGGGGCCTAGCGCCCCTTTTTTTATTTCCTTAAACCGTTAAGTGATTTTAAAGCCCTTTCTTTAGCCTTTTCCTTATCAATTCTGACGTTTTCATCAACAAATGTGTACTTTATATTACCCAGGGATGTAATGATCTCTAAAGCGATATTTCTGGCTTGTTGTGCAAAACTAATACTAACATACTCCATCTTTGAATGCATGTTATAATAACCTACTGAATAGTTGATGCATGAAAAATCATAAAACGCACCAAGAATACTAACATCAGTATATGGGTGTCTACCTAAAGAATAATCACCCATGTAATCTTCCAATATTGGCTTTATTGTTTTATAAAAATCACCATTTTCGTCAAATAACTTAACACCATTACAATAGTGTGTAACCCAATCGTTTTCAGGTGCATCAAATTGTAAAGCATAACCAACATCCTGAAAAAAAACTTCATCTGCTAGTGTTGACCCGAAACAACCATATTCCTCAGATACGAAAAAAGCCGCTTTTAAGACCTCTACACGCTCAAGTAACTCCAAACATACATAAACACCCGCTTTATTATCCCCACCGCAGCCAGTGGGCTTATTTGTGCCTTTTTCAACCGCATATATAATGTCTTCTTCATCTGGGTGATGTAAGATATCCATATCAACAATTCTATGCACAGAATCAGTGTGTGCAACAACACATGGATAATGTTCGGCAATACCCTTTGTTACGAAGATATTACCGTGTTCATCAATAACATAATCCAGATTACTTTCACTAAGATATTTGGTTATTTTTGCTATAAGATATTGTTCTTGCCCACAATAAGTTGGTGTTGAAAGAATATCTTTTAATTTTTCTTTACTCATTAAAATAAGATTTTAAATTTTCTTTATCTATTACGTTTTTTAAAGCGGCTATATAATTCGGAGCTTCAGCGTAATTACTATTTTTCAAATATATAAAGTAATCCTCATCATTACCTAATCTAATACCCTTTAAATTATATTGTTGCAGATAAGCCATATCAAGCACACACCTTTGCCATGTGTTATATTTAGCATATTTACCATCAACAGCAATATTGGTGGTATTTCTTGAACCAGGTATTGTCATACCAAATAGATTATTATTTGATTTATAAAGGTCGCTCTTAAAATTACCAGATTCAATAATAGCCTGGGCCATTATAATGTGTGGGAATTTAATACCAGATTCTTTTAGTTCTTTAGCTAGTTTTTCTTTATTAATAGCGTTACGTTCTTTTTCCCAATTAATATGAATATACTCTTTTTCATATTTAGTGAGTGTACCGCTGGTATACCTACCAATAAAAAAGGAACCAACCATCAATAAAATGGTGGTTCCTAATGCTATCCTTATACCCAATTTGTTCTTAACAAATTTGAGTTGTTTTTCGTCATATTTATAAAACATAGTTGTTGCTATTATATGTTATAGCAACAAATATACCTAAAAAAACTTACCAAAAAAACTTTTTTTATCTTTTTTTTCTAAATTTTCTTCAATGACCTCTTGAACTGGCTCTTCTTTTTTGGTTAAAAGTCTATTAACAGCGTCTATAACAGTTTGAGTTTCAATAGTTTTAGAACATTCAAAGTGTCTTGGTGTATCTTTGTGATCTGGGCACCATTCCCAATCCCCTGGGTTTAACCAATGTCTATTAAAACATCCGTTACAAACATTTGGGTTAAAAATCCTTTCACAGTCAGCAAACTCAGATAAAGGGTAACTAAATCCAGAGATAAGAACTGTAGGTGTTCCGATAGCCCAAGATAACCAACTTAAACCACTACCTAAACCAATAAAAGCCGATGCGTGTTTAATGTCAATCATTCTGTCAACCAGATCAATATGACCACCAGTTTTATCAATAACATTTCTTAATGTACCACCAAGTTTTGAATCATGCCAAGCATCACCCAGTTTTTCTGATGTAATCATAACAACCTTATAACCACTAGCATTTAAGTGATCAATAACACCTTGCCATCCGCCTGGATGATTCCAATATTTAGCGTGTGCAGATGCGTGAGGTGCAATAATAACATATTTACCTTCAATTCTACTAGGCTCTTCTGGTACAAAAACCTTTGGTTTAACCTCTTCATAATCCAACCCTAGAATACATGAACTAGTTTCTTGTAAAGGGTGCTGTTTAAAATCAATCGGGATTTTGGTTTTAACAACTTCTTTATTATCGTAAAACCAACCAATCTTATACATTGCGTATAAATCAATAACAGGTGTACCAGGTTTAACATACCCTCAAACCATTCATTATGGAATGTTGAGCACAAAACTTTACACCCGTGTTTTTTTCTGAACTCATCCGCATACGGAAACCAAGCCATTGTATCACCAACAGCAGAGCTATCTAAATGGATGTAAACCCTTTTATCTTTACAATCGTATGTGTGTTCAAAAACTAACTCTTCCGTTTCTAACTCATATACTTTAATATTCCATTCGATAAAATATTCAATGGCACTTTTAGTCCACATGTTATTTGTAATCTCAGATACGTGATGAACGTGCCCAGTTTTATTATCAGAAAAAACAACCTTGTATTTTTTTGATATCGGTCCTTTAATTTCACATAAAGCACCATTTACAAAATGTACTATAAATGAGTTTGCTGGTTGTTTGTAATCTTTTGCTAAGATTTCAGTATTATTGTATTCGTTAATTAAGATGTCCTTCATATTTTTTGTAGATAAAATTATTTATTATTAATAAGTCAACAACGTCATTCTGTAAATGATTAAACGCTTCGTTTGGGTGACATACGATTGGTTCTTCGTGTACATTAAATGATGTATTTAAAAGAACAGGTACGCCAGTTATTTTATTATATTCATCCAAAACTTTATAGAATGTTGGATTGCTTGTTTTAGTTACTATTTGTATCCTAGCCGTTTTATCCTTAGGATGAACAACTGTTGGTATTCTATTGGCCCACTCAGGTCTTGTATCATATAACATCGTCATAAACTCAGCTGTATATCTTGATTTTGTGACATTAAAAATTGTATCAGCATGTTCTTCCATTACAGCTGGCGCAAATGGCATGAAATCATTTCTTTGTAGTTTGTTATTAATTTTATCATATGTATCTGGGTTAGTTACCTCACCAATAATACTACGATTACCTAAAGCCCTTGGGCCGTGCTCATACCTTCCGTTGAACATACCGATAATTTTACCTTCAGCCAAGTATTTTGCTGCCAATTCTGGGGTGAATATCTCCCTTGAAAATTTATTTTGGTCCCAAAAATGTTCACCAACTTCAGTATCAGTATACTCCGTACCCATAAACATGTTTTCTAATCTAAATGGTTTGAACCCTGGTGTAAACATTTTATGTACCAATAAAGCACAACCAAGCGGACAACCTTCATCACCCATTGGGGGTGCGACAAACATTTCATTAACCCAATATAATTCATTGATGCGTTTATTTAATTTTACATTAGCAAAAACTCCACCAGCTACAGCAACTTTTTTAATGTTTGGGTACATGTTATGTAAGTTATTAAAAACTTGTAATATTTTTTCCTCAAAAACAAATTGCCCTGTATATGCTAAGTCAGCTTTTGTCCCAAAAAACACTTTAGAACCTAATGATTTATAATATCTGGTATAAAAATCAACATAAATTTGACCTAATAGTACGTCTGATTGGTCTTTATCGGTGTGTATACCCTCAATTTTAATACACTCATTAAAGGCTTGGTATGATAGGCTATCATGTCTACCGTGTGCGGCCATACCAACAACTTTACCTTCATCTTTAAGTCTTCTAAAACCTAAAAATTCTGTTAACATGGCATAATAATGACCAAAAGATTTTCTTGTTAAATCCAAACCATCGATATAATCTAAATCACCATTAGAACCTACGAAATATTTTGCACTATACTGTCCACCGCTGGCATCCATGGTAACAACAAGTGTGTCATCATCAAAACCGCTCATATAATAAGCGGTCCCAGCATGTGAATCATGATGATCAATGAATATGAATTTCTGTTCAGGGAATAGACCTAACCCTAAGCTTTCCCAAAATACTTTAACCTCATGTTTGGGGTAATAACTCGTTATATAATCAACTGAGTTTGGATCTAGGTTAAATCTTTTAACCGCTTCATACATTGATAACTGTGGGTATCTAAAATAACCGCCATAAAAATCTTTGTAAACTTTTATTCTTGTATGCCTTTCTTCTTCTAAAGAAAAGATTATCTTACCGTTCTCTATTAAGCTTATACCACAAGAATGTGATCCAGCTGAAAGCCCTAATATCCTCATTGTTGTGCGTATTGTTTATAAACTTCTAATAATTCTTTTGATCTATTGTACCATGATAAAGACTCAGCGTGTTGAATAGCTCTTTCACGGTATGAATCGTAATTAGCTATAATATCATCTAACCCACGTACAATATCTGTAACCTTTCTAGGTGCTCTCCACATACCGTTAAAATCAGTTTCCATCTCAATGGCACCGTTAATTGGTAAGCCACATGCAGCGGCCTCTAATATAGTTAAATTAGGGTGGCCAGCTTCTAATTCAGAAGGGTGCATAAAAATTGTATGTCTATGGTATAGATTAACTAATTCATCTTGATTAGGTTCCCACTCAATTGATAATTTTGCGTACCCATTAACCCACGGATTCTCATTAAAGAAATTTTGGTTATTTCTTGGACCAGCAATTGTGATCGGTAGATTTCTTGCCATTGCGGCTTGAATTGCAAAGCCAAAACCTTTTCTATCGTACCCATCCATACCAGCTAATCCGTTATTAGCTAAACATAATAGTTTATGCTCTTTAGGTCTGATGTCTGAAGGGTGATAAAAATCGGTATTCACACCATGTGAAAAATAAATAGCTTTTTCTGTTTCAAAGTAAGGTACTAAAAATCTACCTGGCATTAATGAAACCTGTGACTCGAGAATAGCCCTATTATTTTGGTTGAACACATAAGACCCCTTACCATAGTAATAAGCGTGGTGATCATGTAATTGATAAATGTATGGTATACCTCTATCGTGTAAAAAATGGCATAAATTGGCCATGTGCACGTGAACAACATCATATTCACCTGGTTGAATTTCATTTGCATATTTGATGTCAACCTCATGCCCTAATAATCTTAAATTCTGGGTAAATTCCCATACTATTTTTTCTACAGCACCCCAATTAGGTGGTGGCACTGGTATTCCACATCCAGGATGTACTTGACAAATTTTCATATTCTCTTTTTTGCGTATAATAATGCTAGGTTTGTTTCTTTGTGTACTTGTTCATAATTTACATCAAACCCATTTAATGTAAATTTTTCAATTATATCTAATATTTTATCATAATTATCATATATACTATGTAGTTCTACTACCCATTTGTTCGCTCTTTTCATCGTATCATTTGACATGTTAATTAATAATGGGTATTCCCACCACTCAATGTCAACTTTAATAAAATCGATGTGGGTTAAACCAAAATCATGTAACATTCTCTCTATGTTATAGTGACCAATTTCATCTCTATCCGAAACAAATGCTTGTGTTATGGTAACATTTTCATTTGTATTTTGTCTTAAACATTCCACATAAGTTTCATCACACTCAAATGAGTAAACATGTTTTGCTTTACGATAATTTAGTGCGTAGTTAGTAAAAAAACCAACATTAGCACCACAGTCAACAACAATATCCCCTTTTTCAACTTCAACACCATATCTTGAGTATTCGTGATCTAACCAAATTTCTTTAAATACCGATTCACACCACCCAAGACTAAAATCTGGGTGTTTAGTGTTTAATTTATGCCCGTGTAAATACATTAATTAGTGAAAATTGCTGCGTAGTCGTTGTCTTTATTTTTATCTTTTCTATCTACAATAGAATATCCTGGTAAATGTTTAGTATAAATCTTGTTTGCCATTGCACCGTGTAGTTTGGCAACTTTGGTCATCCACAAGTCAAACGCATCCCATTTACACGTTTCAAATCTTTCTACAAAAGTAGGTAATTTTTCTCTATTAATCAAGTAAGATTGCGCTGGTGCAAAAATACTTAAATTAAGCATTAAATCCTCACGCTCACCACTATATCTCTCAGCGCAGTAGTTACCAAAACCGACCATATCAACATTTTCTTCTTTAGCCAGTTGTGACCATCTAATTAAATTATCATACAATTCCTGGTAAGGTGCATCAATTATGACATCACCCTCAAACACTAAGATGAAATCATATTTGTTGTTATCTGGTAAAGTTATACCGTTTTTATGTGCCAAGAAACAGCCGTAATGCCCTGGGGATAGTTTGAAGTACCCTGGTTCAGGTGCAACATCATGTGGTCTATTACACGTATCAACTGGCGGTAACTCTTTGTAGATCTCGTTGATTTTTTCATAGTATTCAACATTGTCGAAGTTACTAGCAAAATCTTTTAAAGAAAAAGCTGAACGTAACTCTTTAGGGTTGGTTGATGGTTCAGTAACTAAATGTACAATTCTAATTTTAGGTTTTGAACTATCATTATCACTCAATAAATTGATGCCGTTAATATCACCTTTATATTCAAACATTCCGTTATTCGGTAAGACATTTGTGATATAATCATTGTTAATTCTTAAAAACTTACTTTCAATAAATTGTTGGGTATCCTTATCAAAGGACTGATAATCAACGGTATATTCAGCGTTTTCATCTAAATTATAACCAACCATGTTATACCAAGCACCTCTACCTGTTACAGTAATTTGTTCCTCTTTAAGTAAAGACCCATTCTTATTAATTTTAATATTAACAATTCTACTGTCAATTGAATTTGATACCTGGAAATAAACAGCAAACGAGTTAGGTACTGTTGTTGGCAAAACTGTGAAATATTCAACCCTAGAATAATCTCTATGGTGGAAATTAGTCGCCACTTCATTTTTAAACTGTTCTTCACCAACCAATTCGATTTGGTTCATTTTATCTTTGAAGGCAAAAAACATCATATTTTCGTACCCATTACTAAATGAACCCCATTTTGTTCTTAAATTTTCATAATCTTGTGCGCAAGATATTGGCTCTACGGAATTTAAATAAAAAGACGGTCTAATACCCATAAAAAATGTGGTAACTGAATGACCTTCTGGATTGTTTGGCATATCACCAAAATAAGCGGATTTTGTATCTAATATATTTGAAATGTTATCTAGATACGCATCATTTTTTAGAACATAATCGTAGTTAAGGAAATAAACTTTTTCCATACCCAATTCGTTTGCCAACGCAGCGCCATTATAATAATTTGTGTAGCAAGTTGGGCCGTGATAAACATCGTTACCTTCACCTCTTAAGTTAACAAAAGCAAAGAAATCAGCTTCACTATATCTACTTTGGGAGTAGAATGTATGTTTTGTTAAAATATTGTTTTTATCGTAGATATAATAATCTACCAAATTTTGTAAATCTGGTGAAACTGGTAAATGTGATGTTAAAATAACTTTTCTACCCGTTCTTTTAGCCGCTAAAATACATTCAACTGTTGTATCAAAAACACTTTTTGTTGTTGGATATGTTGAAATAATGATAGCTTCTTTTTCTTTGTTAATTTCTTTAACTTTTGGTTGAAATTCAATACCATTTTCTAAAACTTCTTTGATTAAAGAACAATTTTTGTTAAAATCAGAAAAATCTAAGTACTTGATATTATCAAACTTATCGAAATAATTAAGATAAACGCCAAGGTTGTAAATTAAAATTGGTAAATTCCAGGAAATCGCTTCACGGATAACCAAAGGCATTGTTTCCTTATCATTATCTGTACCTCTAGATGTGAATAGGAATAAATCCATCGCCTGATAAAACCTGTCAACATCTTTTCTTTCACCATGCCAAACAACATTTTCTGGTTTATCTTTCATCAAAGGTTCCCAGTAATGAGCAAAGTTGCCAGCTTGATTACCAACAGAATGGAAAACATATTCAGGTAAAGATCTTGCGTAATCAAAAAATTCTTTTTGATTTTTTCTTGGTGTAAATAAACCAACGTGTAATACGTGTTTTTTACTAGGATCTAAACCAAGGTCTTTTAATGCATCTTCTCTATTTGGCCTTTGTTTATATTCAATAGGGTATTCAACCAAAACTTTTGGGATATCGATTGATTCAAATAATTTAATTTGCCAATCAGATACAAACATAAATTTATCTGGGAAAAATTTCTTTTGTGTGGCATCGTATGATGAATCGTGAGAAGTTTCTACAATAACATAGTTACGATCTTTTTTGTAAATTTCTTTTGCAACCTCAAAATCCATGAAATATTCAGGAATTTCTTCTAAGTGTACAATATCTGGTGATACCCTATTAATAATATCAATTAGTTGAATTTTATTTTCTTCCAGAGTAAAAAATTTATCTGGGGCGACCATTGAAGTTATTTTATCTCTTTGTACAACCAACACACCACCAGTGTGGTTAGACCATTCAACAACATAAATGTCAAATGAATCTCTAAGTAATTCAATTTTTTTAGTTAAGTACTGTGGTAAACCGCCTGTGGAAAGGTGTGGGGCGATGTATAATAATTTTTTCATAAATGTTTCTAATTAACCATACAAATATAGTAAAAAAACAAACAAATATAAACAAAAAAAGGGTGGAAAAAATCCACCCTTTTAATTTTTAATGTAACCCTAAGATTATCTTAAACCTGTGATACCGAAGCTAACGATATTCTGACACTTGATTACACCATAGAAACGGTTGTTAACCATTTTCTTAGCGTAACGAGTCATGATACCTTTAACTGGTGCAAAGGTGAATGGGTTGTACATTGTAGGAGTTAATTGCATTGGCACGTATGGTGCGTAGATGTAACCTGTATCCAACAAAGATGTACCTTTGTGACCCATCAAGATTGTATCAGCTGGGAAGTAAGGATCACGGTAAACTTGGTATCTTCCACCCAATGAACCGATTCTTTCAATACCCATGTTATATTTGTCTTGCTCTGGAGCAGCGTTAGATACGTGGAAGTATTCTAAGTCGTCCAAGATAGCTGAAACCTCAGCAGAAACTACGATCCAGTTAGCACCACCTCTTAAAGTAGCTTTGTGGATTTGTGCAGAAACTTGGTTGATCGCAGTGATCAAAGTTTGGTTCCAATCTTTTTGAGTATAGAAACCGTTTGTTGCAGATAAACCACCTGTGTTAACTCTTGAACCAGAGTAATCCCAAGTCATTCTCCATGCAGCACCTCTACGTAAGTCACGTAAAATTTCACGGTCAATCTCAGCAGCAACTTGCTCAGACAATAAAGCTGTCAATTCAGCTTCTGCATCAATGTTATGGAACGCTGATACGTCTTGAGCTAATTCTGGAGACCATTGAGCTCTTAACTTTCTTTCAATAACAGAAACTGTTACAGATTGAAGTTCGAAGCTTACTTCACCCATTTGATCATTGTACTCTAAAGATTCGTATTCTTTAGCTGTTACGGTTAAACCAGTCAAAGGTAATGCTACTGTTGCACTGTTGTTAACAACGGCAATGTAAACAACACCACTTGAATCCATGATTGATTTACCATATTTTTGAGCTGGTAAATAGAAATCGAAATCAGCACCAGAAGTAACTGAAGCGATTGCCAATGTAGACATAACTTCTTCAGCATTTTCCCAGTTAGTGATTGATGCAGCGAAATCAACCTTGATGATTGAAGTTGCGCCAGTTGCACAAGATGTACCAGCCAAAGTAGCGTAACCACTAGCAGAAGCTGAGTCAAATTGATACAAGTTAGCTGTAGTTGTAGCTCCAGTTAAAGTAGTAGCAGCACCTTTAGATTTGTCATAAAGACCGTTCTCTCCGTAGAAAGAATCATAAAGGTTAGCACTTACGTTACTTTGAGCGGTTTTTGGAATACCCGCATAAGTAGCGTCAAACGCTGAATTATCCAATTTCGGAATGAAATAGAACAATTTACCAATAGGTAAGTTTAATGCTTGAACCGAAACGATTTCGTTAGCTAATAATTTTGAGAATACTCTTCTCACGATTGGGAATACCACAGTTTCGAAAGAACCTTCGTTACCTAAAGCAACTGATTCGTTAAGCATGTGTGATGCTTGGTTTTCAAATAATTGTGCGATATTCTCTTTTCTGTGACCAGCAAGACCTTCTAATAGTCCTAAGCTGTCCCATCTGTTAATTACGTCAGTACGTACAGCCTTTAAGTGATTTAAGCTTACGTTACCAACTTTTCCTGATTCTAATAATGCTCCCATTTTAGTATTTTTTAAGTTTGTTTTTAATTTTATTATTTAATTTTTCCGATGATATCCAACATTCTTGATAATTGTGGATTCTGATAAGCGGTTGATTCATTTAATTTTGAAGAACCACTCGCTTTTGGTGTTTCCATAATTTTGTCTTCAATCACCTGTTTTGTTGCTGTTTTGCCAGAAACTAACTGATCTTGCAAACTGTTAAAGATTTCTCTTGATTCGTTTAAGTTTTTAGCTGAATCGAATCTTTTAAGGATGTTTAATTTCTCGTCCTTAGTTGTAGAGTTTTCAGTAATCAATTTGATTGCATAAGTTAAGTTTGATGAGAACAAAGCAACTTCTTGTAATTGCGACTTAAGATTTTTAATAGCTGATTTATATTCAGTTTCAGAACCTTTAAATTCTTCTGCTAAAGTTTTGAAGCTATCCAACTCTTTTGTCTTTTTATTATTTTCAGCCACTGCTTCTTGGTATTTTTTTCTCATTACCACCAAGCTTTCATGTAACTCTTTTTCTTTGTTTTTGTTTCCAGCCGTATCTTGTGTACTTTCGTGGATATCTTTCGTAGCCGCATTTTTAATAACACCGTTTTCTTTAGCTGGTTCCTCAAGTTTTTTCTCACCTGTTGGAACTGATCCACCTTTAGTAGACATGTGTTTGGTAGCCGCATTTTTAATCACACCATTTTCTTTAGCGGGTTCTTCGAGTTTACTTTCACCTGTTGGAACTGATCCACCTTTGTTTACGATGTGAGCTGTAGCTTCCTTAGCAACTTCGTTAAGATCCTCTTCTGAGATTTCAACCTCATACACTGGCTCTTCTTCTAAGTCAACCATTTCATCGACAACTTTCCCAAATTGTTTGTCAAGTGCAGCACTAGTTGTAATAGGCTGCTCGTCTTTATACTCATCAATTTCAGTAGCTGCTGGTGTTTCTTCTGGATTTTCCTCAGAACCTTCTTCACCTTTAGCTGGTTGAATGTTGATTTGTACTCCGCCTTCTGGGGTTTGTACGATTTCGATCTCGTCAGCAGGTTCCATAAGGTCGAAATGTTTAATAACGTCCTCATCTGACTTGTCGGTTAAGTCGATAACCTCTTCACCATCTTGTGGCTCAGTAGGCATATCACCCATACCGTCTGCATCATTATTTGCTGTTTGATCACCTGGTAGATTATCACCAGGCATGTCATCTGTTAACTCTTCGTCATTAACTTCCTCTAGGTTGTTTTTGACAATTTCTTCTAATTCTTCTTTAAGAGTGCTTTTCAACGCATGATTAGCGTTTTTAGAAACGGCTTCTCTTAGTTCTTGAATTTCAGCTAGAGTTTCTGCTAAAATATTTGTTTTGCTCATGTTTTAATTTATTAAAAAATTATTATGATATATTATCTTAGTAATAAATACTATGAAAATATCGAAAGAGCAAAAAAATTTAAAAAAATATTCCCAATACGCTATATTGTACTGGGCCTAAACAAAAAAAACCACCCGATATGGATGGTTTTTAACGTCTTTTTTTCTTAGTTTTTATTCAGCGTTGATGTCAACTCCTTGTGGAAGGATAACTCTAACAATTTTAGATTCATCGATTTTTAAGATTCTAAAATCACCCATTGTTCCCTCAAGATCCTTGATTACAGAGGCTTCTGCATCAGTAACTGAGATTGCTTTGGTAAGATAATTTTCTTTAATCTTTTTGATTTTACCCGTTTGCTCGTCTTCAACAACGAATTGAATTGTAACTGTGTACCAATAGTAAGTTTTCATAAAAAATATTTTTTAACTGTTATAATAGTAGTAAAAATTTTTTATAAAAGCAACTTAAAATTTCAAAAATTTATTAAGATTTGCCAAAAAATCGTTCTCTTCTGGTGCGGTACTCTCCTCAATTTCCTTTGGCTCATTTAAAACCTCATCATATTTTTTAAAGTCTTGTGGATCTTTATAAAGATAGGAGCCTGGTGTAGATGGGGATGAAACGATATCCCAACAGATTAATTCGAAGTCACTTTGTACAACATTTTTACCACCAACTTTTTTAAGACTACCAACACCTCTTGAAGAGATGCCTAATGTCATACCATAACTTAGGTAATGTGCGACTAAATCACCATTACAAGATATAATACCACCTCTCCTAAAGCCTTCAGATACTAATATCTCTAGTTTACCAATAAGAACATTATCTTTCCAGAACATATCAACTATTCTGTGTGGCGAACCACCTTTTAACGAAATAACAGATTCTTGTGGGTGATCCAATTCATGAAAACTAGAATTGCGAGCAATAACTTCTCTATATCTTTCAACTTCTCTTCTCAAAATGTCTTCTGGATACACTCGGCCATTTCTATTCTCAACACCATATTTTTGTAATGTAGCGTAATAGTATATGGGTCCAGATAAATCTATTGGACCCCTACTAATTTCTTCATTTATAATTTGTCCTTGTAATACCTCAGATACTGAACCAGCATCACCTTCAATTAAGATACCAAAACCTTCTTCGTTTTCTTTTAATATTTTTATACCCATTTTAATAGATTATATTACATAAATATAATGAAAACAAGTTAAGTGTCGACTTAATCCTCAGAAAGATTAAATCCCATTCTTTCATCAGCAATTTTTTTGTTTTTTAATCGCTTAATGGTTTCATCATATGGATTTTTAAGGATATACAACGAAATAAAAGTTTCTTTAAGATGGGCCATAGTATAACCATTGGTGTCTTTAACTAATTTATCAATATCATAAAGCTTTTGATCCTCTTTATCTAATATCCCAGTAAAGTAAATCTTTCTATCCTCAGTTGTTGGTTTTTCTATTTTATATTTCTTATCAAATCTAGATGGTCTATCTTTAATCCTAGCTGGTATTTTTTCCAGATTGTTTGTGGTTGCCACATAAACAACATTATCAATTGAGTTTAAACCGTCAAGAAAGTTTAAGAAAACTTCTTCACCAAACTTTTCGATCACAAGATCAATATCTTCAATAATACAAAGTAACGGTCTGGTTTTTTCAACTTTCCTAACCAATTTAGCCAATTCAACCCAATTAAAAGGGTTATCAAAATAAATCGATAAACCATTATATTCTTTTAATTTATCGACCAAAAGGTAAATTAATGATGTTTTACCACAACCTGGATCACCGTGTAAGATAATACCTCTCTTTGGTGTTAAGTTATATTTTTTAAACCTATCAACATTGTCCCAAAAATTAATTAAATCATTAATGATCTCATTGTGTGGTAAAGAAGGTAGGTGAAAGAATTCATCACTCTTATAACTTAGTTTAGAAACACCAAAACCATTACCATCGTTATATATCATGCTATATAACCCAGATTCAACAGTAGCGACTGTCTTAAAATTAAAAAAGAAATCAGTATTGTTTATTGTGTACCACGATTCGATTGATGGGTATATCTTCTCTAAGTGGTCTTTAAGCATTTCTTGTCCCTCTTCTGGTGACATCTCATATAATTCTTCTTGATCTAGCATTTGATTTTTTTGAAAAGTAATTTAGTTTATTCTGTTCTAAAGATTCCACTATAAGATTAGATAGTTCTTGCATTTTTTTAAACATTAAAGTAGAATTAAATTTTAATTTTTCTTTAGGGTATACTGTTAATTCAATGAACATAAAACTTTTTTTATCTGATGACATACCAGATGCTCTTAAGTCTAGATCAACAATAAAATTTTCGTTAAACGTTGTTACGTCAATATTATCCTTTATTTTGACAATAATCTGTCTTCTCATTATTCTAATGTATGAATCGTAGTTGTCTATCTCTTTGGGTTGGACCCATGATTCAACATTTAGATACACAGCGTTTAATTTAACAGCATCAATTGTACCGTATTTAACTCGAAATCTCTCGTCTGTAAAGAGTTTCTTTTCTTTCCCAAATTTGCATTGCATTTTGTTTCTTCATGTTTTAGTATATTTTATTTTTTTCTTATTATAATAATAAGAAAAAATGTTCATTAAAGCAAATTTCAGATATTTATAATTAAACACACATATTATGAAAATAGGAGACATCAAAAAATGGTCTTTCGGTGAAATGACATCGAACCCAGACGGAAAAACATCTGTAACATCAACATCAGGCTTTATCATCGTTATGATTGGCTGCTTATCATTCTTATTGGGGGTGATTGATAAAATGTTCATTGACAAAAGTATGGACGTAATTAACCAAGCGGTGGCTTTTACCATGATTGGCGCTGCTTTAATCGGTTATAAAAACTATACGGGTCACAAAGTATCAATAGCAAAATCAAATGCTGAAGCTTCGGCTAATGAGGTTGATACTACGGTTGAGGAAACCAAATAAGATATTCCGCTATAAGCGGTGTTTTAGGACCGTTCCAGTTATGGAACAAAAAAAGCCAGGATTCGCTACCCTGGCTTTACTTTTTATGGTAAAATGTGTTTTTTATTCGAAACTTTTCTTTAAATCAAGAACATTATCAATAACATCTAAAGATGGTTTTTGATTTTTCATCTCATTTAACTTTGATCTGACTTCTAACAGTTTTTTAACAACAATAATATCATCAGATTTATTTATTGTTTCCTCAACCACGTTTTGTGTGCTTTCGATCAATGTTGCGTAATAGCTATTAATAGCCGATTCATCGTTTTCAGCGAATAAATTTAAAACTTTAACTTGCTCCTCATTTAATTTTGAAATTTTATCAGATAAACTTTCATTGATCTTGTCAATTGATTCTTTTATTGAAACAATATTCTCATCAACTCTAGTTAAATGCTTAATTAAGTTTGTTTTATATTTAACCTTATCAATAAGCGATAATTTTTTATTAAAGATTAATTGGTCGATGCTCTCATTAACAACATTATTAACAATGGTAATATTTTCGGTTAAAGTTTTTAACGCATCAACTTTTGTTAAATCAAAAGATTTTAAGTGTGCAATTGATTCTTCAACAAACTCTTTTGCTATATCTTCGTTTTCAAATCTCATTGTATTTAATAAGTTGTAAACCTCATTAAATTCTCTCAACACATTATTTTCTTTTAATACTTTAACATACTTAGCAAAAGATTTTTTAAAATCTTTTTCACCCTTTTCTTGGTAAGTTTTTTCTAAATCTGAAAGAATACTTTCTTTTAATTGTCCAAACATTTGTTTAATATTTTTATATAAATATCCGTTATTTTTTTATTATACTAATAAATCATCAATTTCGTCAATTGTTTTTTTAAGAGCTTCGTTGATTAATCTATTTTTAGCCTCTAATTTTCTTTTGGTTATTTCAGCCAAAGGTTCCTCAGTACCAGGTATTTCAGCTCCAGCTTCGGGTGTTTCACCACCTGTTTCAGGACCAGGTATTTCAGCTCCAGCTTCAGCCCCAGGAACTTCCAATGGTGCTGTAAAATCGGTTCCACCAGCGGTATCACCACCACCCATGTCAGACATACTACCACCACCGCCACCACCAGCAGCACCCATATCACTACCAGTTCCAGAAGCACCAAGCGTCATGTTGTTAGGGTCAATTTTATAAATCTTATAAATGTCTCTGAATATACCAGTTTGTTTAATCGTTTCACCAAGAGCTTTAATTTCCTCACCACCAGCTTTTTCAACAGCTTGTCTTTGGATATCAAGTTTAATCTCATCATCGCTCATATTTAAGATTTCTTTCTTAGCATAAGTCATTGACATAGCTGAGAATCCGTTACCAGCGTCAGAAACCGCATCACGATATAAAGTAACTTTCTCTTTCCAGTTTTGGATCTTAAGCATTTCAGCCTGTGTTGATGGGCTTGTTAACGTTAATGTAAAGTTTTCCAAATCATCAGTAAATCCTTTGGTGTATAAATGGATAATAGCCATTTTATTTAACTCTTGGATAAGAGCTTTTTGTATCCTATGTACCGCTCTTGCAAAACGAACATCAAGAATGGCCAAGTTTTTACCGTCACCAGTAGTTTCTTCAAAACCAATAAAAGCTTTAGGTACTCTAAGTGCGGCAAGCATTTTCTTTTGGATATATTCGATATCGGCTATTTCTGATAGGTTTTGAGCCCCAGGAAGCGTTTCAATTGGCATTGCAAGGCTTGGGTCTCTAACAGGTATAAAGTAGTCTTGGTCAACAGCTAGTGCGTTATAACGTGTGTCTTGTTGTCCGTTGCTCTTATCAACCATATTAACTCTTTTAAAGTTATTTGCGATTTTGTCAACATAAGCATCAACATCTTTATCATCCATGTTACCAACGAATACTTTGTAAACACGTCTTTCTGGTGCTCTGGTAACACGATAAACTAACATCGCATCTTCAGATAACAACAATTGTTTCCAAATTCTTCTTACTTTTTCAAGCATTGATGTACCGTAAGGTAATCTTCTATCATCACCAAGTAATCTAAAGTGAGAAATTTCAAATGAATTAAATTCAACGTTTTTATCTTTCCAGAAAAACTTAATGTTCTTTTCTTTTTGTTGATCATCTAAACTGGTAATCTTTGAAAAACCAGGTTCAGATCTTGTCATTTCAATATTTGGTAATTGGGTAACACCCACGATACCTTGGTTAGGTACAATCTTGTTGTAAACAAAGTTATCACCATATTTACATACGTTTCTAGCCCAAGATGTTAGGTTAGCGTTAATATCTAACACATTTTCAAATAAATCTGTTAATTCTTTTTTTATTCTGGTACTATCAGAATAAATTGTTAAAACTTTACCGTTTTCATTTGCTGTTGTAGCCTCTTCAGCAAAAATATCCAATGCAACAGAAATTTCTGGCGTATATTCCATAGCTTCGTAATCATAATACGATGCAATTCTTGTTGGTTCGTAATAAACAGCTTTTTGATAAAGCTCATTATCAATTTTTTTCCATTGATTTTGTAGATATAGCGTTTGTTGCGCCTCTAACTTTTTTTGTTCCAAATCGTCACCACTTAACCCATTAAACGAACTAGGGTCAATGACATATTTTGGCCCATCGACTTCATTGCCAAGAACCTTATTTAACCTTTGGAATATTGTTAATCTATTATCTGCCATATATTTTTAATTTACGTATTCACATTCTACATATGGTGGAAACTTGTAGTTTTCTACAGCTTCATCCCATTCTTTTTTTTGCACATAAGTTGTTGTACCATCAGATTCTATAGAACATTTGATAGCGTCAACATTTCTTTGCAACGCTCTACCATCTCTTTTATCTAAATTTTTTGGGTCAATACCTCTAACGATTGATGTTGATCCAGGACCAGTGCTTCTACCTTGTTTAATTATGTTTGCCATTTTGTTTAATTGTTTTTAATTATTAGGTTTAGGTTTAGTTACGCCAAATAGCCAACCAAATTCTTTTGTGTTCATCATATTATTATTGGTGGCAAATTCATCCGAATTATAATATGATTTATCTGGATTTGGTGAACTAGTCACGTCTTTTAATAAATAGTCTGCATCTGTTTTTGTGTTACTAGTTGTTATTTTCCAACTATCTAACATAGCCCTAGTCATATTATCAGATTCTTGTAATCTTTTAAATGATGTATTGGCAACAAACAAACACATACCAAGAGCCATGATAAGGTCATCATGTGAGCCCTTCATGTGGTCTGGTTTACCGTTTTTATAAACGAATTTTTTTAGCTCAGCTGTCAATCTTTCGCTACGTATTTTAAAGCCACCTCTAGCAACAGCTTCTTCTAAAGCCGCCACAATTTGACTTCTTCTATTTTTAGACGCAAAATTTATACCTGGTATAGCATTTTCATCTGGCATGTAATACATGCTGTTACTATCACCATCATTATCATAGTGTAATAGTTTTTTAGGGAACCCTAGTTCTTTAAGTTTTTGTGTTGACGCTATGCCCATACCACCAGTGATATCAAAAGTTGATAACGCATCGTACATTCTTCCATACTGATCAACTATTAGCGCTGCAACGTCTGGTGGAACTTTACCATGATACTCTAAAACCTGTTCGAATGTATCATAATCAATAATACACATACCAGTGGCATCCTCAGAGTCACCACGAGATACGTCAAGTGCTAAGATATACCTATGACCCTTTTCAGGTAGTTTCCATATCCATAAATTACTATCCCAAGCTTTGTCTTTAACAATTGGGTCAATAACATTCTCTTGTTCTTGTTTTCTAATTACCTCACCCTCAATAACGTTATCACCAGAACCAATAAACGCACATTCCAACTCCTGGTTGATCATACGTTTGTTAAAGTTCATGTCTCTACACATGTTTTCATACCATGTAGAGTGTGGTTTATAGCCATCGCTAATAAATTTAGCTATAACATCAGGGTGTAGATCGATTACAGATTCAACAACCTCTTCGTGTTTTTCTGTATTTGGTTTTTGAATCCAGTCTACAATATCTTTAGTTTTAATTAAACGTAAATCTTTGTTGAATCGTGGATCTTGCCACCATTTTAAGTGTGTTACACAGAAACTATTATCACCTTTAATAGCACCTTCATATGAGGCGTAGTAGATAGGATCTAAACCGTTAGGTGTTGAAATTAATACAGCTTTACCACCAGTACCAATTGAAGCCAAACACGCTGTCCATAGTTCTTGTCCACCTTCAACGAAGGCAGCCTCATCAATTAATAGGACAGTAGGTGTATAACCACGCAAAGCATCTTGTGATGTTGCAACGGCTTTAATTTCTGAACCGTTAGATAATCTAACGTGTTTTTGTGATGATTTATCAAACGAAACATTTACCCAGTCAGGTAATTGTTTAATAAAGTTAATGATTTTGTTTTGGAATTCAATTGCTGTTTCCTGCTTGTTTGCTAAGATCAAAACTTTTTCAGGTCGATCTGGGCTAGCAAAAGCTGTAAGTACAGCAGAATATGCCGCTGTTACTGTTGAGATACCAGCCTGGCGATATTTTAGAACTAGGTTAAACCTATGTTTTCTATAATTGGAAACAAGCTTTTTTTGACCATCAAAAAGTTCGAAAGGTACATAACCCTCTCTAGTCTTATCAAAAGTTTCAAAATAACTTTCTATGACATAGCAAGGGTCTTGAGAACATTTTGCGAACTCTAAAAGTAATTCTTTTTTATCGGTAATTTGTTTTGCCAAGGCCTATTGTTTCCATATAAATAGTTTATTATAGTCCTAAATCGCTTAAATCAAGATTATCAAGGTCATCTTTAATAAAATTATATTCCATAATTTCCATTCTTTTTTCCTTAACAATATCTTTTATCTCTTTTCTTGCATAATCAGGTCGATGTTCCAACAATGACATAAAATCAATAAAATCTTCAGCATCTCGTTTAAAGAGATCAATTAAGATTAATTTTTTAATGTCATAATCTTCGTCATCAATTAAAGCGTGAAAATTAGCCCATACAACAGGAAATAAACGAATATCCCACAATTCAGCAATGATAGTATCA